CGTTGTCCCTGAGCCACTCACGTGCTTCGGCAGCGGTAAAACGACTGAGCTTCAAACGAATCGCTTGCAGCTCAGCTGTCCCATCCTTAATGCCAAAGATGAAGTCGACACCCGCACCACCCCGATCGTTAGCCCGCCGAAAGCGGTCATATTGAGAAGGGTCACGCAAACGAGCTGCGTGTTCGTTCGGGTAAGGACGCTCACCGAACTCCACAGAATCCGCATCCAACTCATATAAGTCAGTTGCTTCTTCCACGAAAGATTCGGCCAAGGCTTCCATAAGTCTATCGGCGGCCTTTTTTATGCTTTCGGATTTTGTATCTGCCCAGCTTTTTCCTGCGTCGCCACCCCATGCCGCCCAAGCCACTCGTCCAGGACTCGGATAACCCTTTTCGCCTGGGCTGAACCCCTCGGCTTGCTTGTCTACTTCGTGCCGGGCGAACCACGCCGACATCGCAACAACGACGTCTGGATCCATCTCGTTACCACTAAGGATCTGAGAGGCACGACGGGTTGCTACCTCCGTGCCTCCTTTCTGACCCTCTTTTTTCCAAGCTCTGTACCGCTCTGCCTCGGTCCGCATCCCCTCAGTGGGCATGAGGTTGATGTCTTGCCCGTTGACGATTGCCATGACTCAGGTGAGTTAAGTGGTCTTGCCCTTGCGGGTGGCGCGCTTAGCGCGGGCAGGTGGAGCAGCTTCAGGCTCGGGTGCAACATCCGGGGCCGACGGAGCCGCATCAAGGATGTCCTTGTCCAAAGTGACGCCAGTGGACTGCGCAAGTTCTTGCTCGCGGGCCAGTTCGGTGACGTTGTCGTCGTAATCGCCGCCGGTGTAGGCAATGATTTGCGCCTTCGTCATGTAACCCGCCTGCTCGGCCTCGCGGTAGGCCTTGACCTCCTTGAGGGGGTCAACCCAGCTCCAGCCACGAGCCATCCAACGAGGCGTCTCGTAGCGCTCAGGACGGGCCTCGTAGTCGGCAAAGGGCAGCTCGCCGCTAAGAACAGCCAAGCTCAACCACTCGCGGAAGACCCGCATGTGGAAGTTCTCAATCAGATAGTTCTGGATGACGCGCCAGTGCTCACGATCCTCAAGCAGGCTTAAGCGCGAACTGGAGTAATTAGTGTCGCTGAAGTCGCGGCTGAGCGTCTCGTAAGAGCAACCAAAGCCCGATGCAAAACGGCGGACCTTGTTTTTGACGAACATCTCAAACTGCTGGTCAGGCGAGCTGATGTTCGGAACGGTGACGCTTTCCCCAGGTGAAAGGTACTTATACGTACCAGGTTCAAAGTCACTTACGCGCTGCTTGTTATCAATATCGTCGGCGATCAGCTCGCCTTCGTTATTGGTGATGAAGCCCATGATCGAGGCCGCAACGCGAGCCCGGACCACTGCAGCTTCCTCATACCCCTGCAGCTGATGGGCGTCGGCCATCACGCTGTGGAACCAGGGCACCCCACGGTTTTGACCGGGGCGCTCAGGCATGAACAGGTGAATGACGTCCGCAGCAGGGATAAAGACGTGCTTGTCGTTCCGCTGAGGGGCGTTCTGAAACCAGTAGTCGCCGGGATGACGAGTAAGGAAGGCGTACCGCACGGGGCGGCCCCACTCGTTGACTTCAACGCCGTTGCGCCATTCGTTGGTCTTGGTCAGCGTTGAACCCTGGTACTCCTCGTCGAGCAGATCGCTCTCAAGCAGCTGAAGCGCCAGCGGCACCTTGGAGTTGCCGAAGGGACGGCGAACAATGCGGAAGATCGCCTCACCAGACTCGGGAAGCGCTCCAGCAGCAAGCCACTCAAGCTGGTGGAAGCTGTAACGACCGCTCACGTCACAGTTCTCAGCGCGAGTCCACACTTCCCACTTGGACTCGATCAGCTTGTTAATCCGGTCGTCGCGCTTGTTGCCGCGAACCTGCTGCACTTGGGACTGAAGCTTGATGCCGGTGCCGACAACGTTGATTTGGGTGGTCCGCTTGGCCTGCCGCGCATAAGGGTTGTTGCGGACCATCTCGCGAGAGCGGTCGCGCAACTTGCGCAGGCTGGTGCGAATCTCAGCGTCGGCGCTGGTCTGAGTCGCCAACCAATCATTGGTAAGGCGCGAGATCAGTGCTCCCTGGTAGGAGCGGCGGCGTGGTGCCGGCTGGGGCTGCTGACGCCCAAAGCCCAAGAAGTTGCTAACGCGAGTGCGGAGTCCCATGGCTTAGGCGTTGAAGCGGACGAACATGTTGCGCGGGTTGCCCAAGCCATTAGCAATGAGCTCGGCTTGCTGTTCGCGCTTGACTTCAGCCTTTAGTTTGCCCTCCAGCTGAATCAAATCAGGCAGGTCATACTTCTTCAGATTACGGGTGCCAATCCGGTATTCCTGGACTACGCCACCGTCAACAATTGCGCGGATTGCTGCTTGAACAGCATCCAGATCTTTCTGGGCTTGAGTGCGGCCGTCAAATGCACCAGGTGTGCCGCTGTAGGTCAGAGCGGCTTCGACAGTCAGGCTGCCGTTGCCCAGCGTGATGACTTCACTGTCCTTGGTCGCAACAGCGGTCCAATACCAATTACCGGCGTCGAAATCGGCGGTTGTCGACGCAGACAGCGTGAATTCCCACCCCGTGCCATAGGCGGAACCCGTAGAGGTCGCGCCTTCAGAAGCAGTGTTCGTGCGGAGGTAGTACTTGAGCGTCCAGTCGCTGCTCGTTATTTCATTGCCAAAAACGTCAACTGATGCGTCGTCACGCCACTTAACTGTGTCGCCGGCTCGGATAGTCGTTGGAATGTTCACGGCCTCACCAGCTCTTGACGAAATTGGCGCGTTTTGGCGCGTTCTGCTGGTCAGATCTTAGCGCCGGCTTTTGTTTAGGTTCATTTCGCCGTTCTAATTGATCCCATATACTTCGCCTGTCATATTTTTGGTACAAACGGTGCAAGCTGGCATATGCGTAGTTCAGCTCGTCGAGCGCCTCGTTTGGACTCTGGCTCTTCTTAACCCATACGCGCTCGGGGAAGCCGTTCCTAAATCGCAGGATCTGGCGTTCCGCTGTCAGCTCCTGGAAGTAGTCAGGAGTGATAGTCGGGAAGAAGTGGAGGTAGCCCGGACCAGGGTCGTTGTGCTTGAGACGCCCAAACAGCAGCGACTTGACGCCATCCACGCCTACAGGAAACAGCTGTGCGCCTTTCTTCAAGGCCCGGCCGTTGAAGTTGATGTCAACCTTGCTTGATTTGCCCAGCACGGGCTTGCCCTTCTGACCCACACCCTTGATGGCGATGACGCCCAGGTGGGCACGCTCACGGCTGTACTGGTAAACCTCCTGGGTGTGGTGGCCACCGCTGTCTATGGCGCACACAAGCACCTTCATCTCCTCGCCCGCCTCGTTTAGGTAGGGCTTCTGGAGCACTTCGTCGAGCTGCTTCCAAACCTCAGGTCGGGACGGCGCGCCATAGATCTTGACGCGATCAATCAACCAGCCTTCCTCTTCACGGCCCCAAGCCCACACAGACAAGCTCAAGCGGTCGTCCTGGACGTCGCAGCCAACAGTCAGAGCTAAGGCCTCGACTGGTGGCACTCCTTGCTTGTACTTCTCGCCCGCGGCGCGTTCCATCAGCGCATCGGCTCCAACCTTGGAGGCGTACTCGTCCTCCCACACCTCACCCAGAGTGGTGTTGATCCAGGTCTTGAGCTGCTCGGCGTCGTTCTTGGAGTCGAGAAACTCCTCGACGAGGTTTGACCAGGTGGCGTTTGGTGAGTAGCTGTACGCAGCCCAAATGTGGAAGCCGACGTGCTTCCCGTTGCCAGGCGCAGTCGCCCTCCACTCGCCTCGCTCCACCATCCAACGCTTCTTGCTGTGCGGAATCCAGACGCCGCAGCCCTCGCAGCAGTAAGACGCCGTGCTCGGGTCGTCATCGCGCCACTTGATGTTGCCCCACTTGAGGTATTGCATGAAATTGCATTCGGGACATGGCACGAAAAAGCGCCTCATGTCGCTTTGCTGGAACAACCGCTCCACGCGGCTGAAGTCTTTGATCGTCGGCGTAGAGCCAGCGACGATCTTGCGGTTCCAGTAGTACTCGGTTCGGCGGATGCCCAGCTTGATCTGGTCACCTTCCGCGCCAGCCGATGCGGGGTAGCCATCGACCTCATCAAATAAGACGATCCGGCGGCTGACACGACGGAAGCCGCGAGGCGAGTTGGCCCCGACCAGGCTCAACGTGCCACCGGGAAACTGCTTCTGCAGGATCGTGTTCGCACCATCCTTGGCTTTTGACTCACTGACCAGGCCTTTCAGGCAAGGGGTGTCCCGCAGCATCGGGGCAATCTCTTCCTTGGAATAGCCCTGCGCGTCCTCAATGGTCGGCTGGACCAGCATGATTGGCGCTGGGTCCTGGTGGATGTAATACGCGATGACGTGGTTGAGGATCTTGGAGTAGCCGACACGGGCTGACTTCATCACCGTCACCTGCTCC